GCCACAGTGTTTCACAAGGAAGAGCCCAACTCGGCTCGCATGCGTTATATCAAGGAGTATTACAATGCCGCAAGTGATGGATTATTCACACTGGCCACACCAGTGTTGGCAGGCCTTGGCACACCAACTAAGCAGTTTAGTAGTTGTGTGCTTATTAGGTCGGATGATGATTTGGACAGTATTTTCGCGTCAGGCGAAATGATGGCCAAGTATGCCAGCAAACGTGCCGGCATTGGTTTGGAGATTGGACGTTTACGACCTTTAGGTTCGCCCATACGTGGCGGCGAGATCATGCACACAGGCATGATCCCGTTCCTTAAGAAATGGTTTGGCGATTTACGTTCATGTTCGCAAGGAGGTATAAGAAATGCAAGTGCTACTGTGTTTTATCCTATTTGGCATCTTCAGTTTGATGATCTTATTGTGCTTAAGAATAATCAAGGTACAGAAGAAACTCGAGTCCGACATATGGACTATGGGGTGGTGCTTTCTGCCTTCTTCTGGCGACGCTTCAAGAACAAAGAAAACATAACATTCTTTGATCCCAACGAAGTTCCAGATCTCTACGAAGCATTTTATCAGAACACGCCACGTTTTGAAAAGCTCTATATTGAATACGAAAAGCGCCGAGACCTGCGCAAGAAAGTGATCAGCGCAGAAGAAGTGTTCAAGGGCGGCATACTCAAAGAGCGTACTGACACTGGACGTATCTATCTTGTGTACATTGACAATGTGCAAAACCAAGGCCCGTTTGATACTGAACATCATACCATTTATCAATCCAATTTGTGTTGCGAGATACTGTTGCCCACCAAGAGTTTCAAGCGTCTCGATGATGTGGATGGCCGTATTGCTCTTTGCACCCTGGGCTCGATCAACTGGGGAGCATTCCGTAACCCAGAAGACATGCGCCGTGCTTGCCGTATTCTACAGCGCAGTTTGTGCAACATACTTGATTACCAAGACTTTCTCTCCATACAGTCCAAACTCTCAAACGATGAGATTCAGCCCCTGGGCATTGGAATCACCAACCTGGCCTACTGGCACGCCAAGCGTGGATTACAGTACGGTGAATCCGACAGCTTGCACGAAGTCAAGACGTGGATGGAGCACCAGGCCTACTACCTGACCGAAGCCAGTATAGAGTTGGCCCGAGAACGTGGTCGTTGTGCAGACAGCGACCGAACATATTATGGCCGAGGCGTGTTTCCTTGGGAACGTAGGGCTCAGGGCGTGAACGAACTCACAGATTTCACTCCTGAATTGAACTGGGAAGCATTGCGTGGACTCATGCGAGCCTATGGTGTACGCAATGCCACCTTGATGGCCATTGCTCCTGTGGAGTCCAGCAGCGTGGTAATCAACTCGACCAATGGCATTGAAATGCCCATGAGTCTTATCTCAGTCAAGGAATCCAAAGCAGGTAGCCTCACACAAGTTGTGCCTGAGTATCACAAGTTAAAAAACAAATATCAAATGATGTGGGCACAAAAAAACTGTGACGGTTATCTCAAGACTGCGGCTGTGTTGGCAGCTTATGTTGATCAATCAATTTCGACCAACACATTTTATAATCCAGCACACTTCCCAGATCGCAAAGTTCCTACCACACTGATCGCCCGGAACTTGATGCAAGCACATCACTGGGGATTGAAAACATTCTACTACAGCCTGATCAACAAAGCAGGTAGCAAACAAGTAGACGAAGTGGCCCCACTTGAAATCATTGACTTTGATCTCGACAGTGAAGATTGTGAGGCCTGCAAGTTATGAACAGTTTTGAACGAATATGGGCCCGAGCTACAGGGCATGTGATGGGCAAGTCAGATCATGACCGTCCGGATGTGCCAATACTCACTTTGCGAGAAGCCCGAATAGCCTTGTTCTTTAAAACTTTTTGGGTTATAATACATGTTGTGACCTGTGGCTTTATCATAGCCAACACAATTAGACACTGGTAATACTATGAGCAAACAACAATACAATTTAAAAACAAAAACTGATTACCTCAATAGAAAGATGTTCTTGGACCCTGCAGGTCCTGTGACAATTCAACGTTTTGAAGAAGTCAAATACAACAAGATTGTCAAATACGAGCAAGAAGCACGTGGGTTCTTTTGGGTACCAGAAGAAATCTCCCTGACCAAAGACGCACAGGATTTCAAAGATGCCTCAGACACTGTCAAGCATATCTTTACCAGTAACTTGCTGCGCCAAACAGCACTGGACAGTTTGCAAGGCCGTGGACCCAGTCAAATTTTTACACCTGTGGTATCAATTCCTGAGCTGGAAGCCTTGGTCTACAACTGGACATTCTTTGAAACAAACATTCACTCACGCAGTTACAGTCACATCATTCGCAATATCTACAACGTGCCCAAGGATGTGTTCAATACCATTCACGACACTGAAGAAATTGTAGACATGGCGTCAAGTGTGGGCAACTATTATGACAAGTTACATGTTGCCAACTGTAATATAGAATCTGGTTTGTATGTTGAACCAGATTACCACATCAAGGCTATTTGGTTGGCTCTTAATGCTAGTTACGCCCTCGAAGCATTCCGCTTCATGGTGAGTTTTGCCACAAGCCTAGCCATGGTAGAGAACAAGATCTTCATTGGCAATGGCAACATTATTCAGTTGATTCTGCAGGACGAGCTGTTGCACAAAGAATGGACTGGTTGGTTGATCAATCAAGTGGTCAAAGAAGATCCACGTTTTGCAGTCGCCAAGGCGGAATGTGAAGCCGAAGTGTATCAAATGTATCTGGATGTGATCCGTGAAGAAAAAGCCTGGGCTGACTACTTGTTCAAGCACGGTCCAGTGATTGGATTGAATGCTGCCATTCTACGAGATTTTGTGGATTATACTGCGGCAGGTGCGCTGAAAGAAATTGGTATCAAGTATCAGGCCTCTGCTCCTCGAAGCACACCTATTCCTTGGTTCAACAAACACGTGGACACCAGCAAGAAACAAACTGCCCTGCAAGAGAACGAATCAACTAACTATGTTATTGGTGTTCTTGACGGAGAAGTTGATTATGATCAACTTCCTGAGCTTTAATAAGGGACCAACCTTTAACTGATTTTTGAGGATTTGGGCCGCCGAACAATGCATGAACACTTACCAAAAGGAAAATAAAATGAAAGCAATTGTATGGAGCAAGGACTTTTGTCCCTATTGCACCCAAGCCAAATCGTTGTTAGAATCGCAAAACATTGAATTCGAAGAACGCAACGTGAGCCAAGATTGGACACGTGAACAACTATTAGAAGCAGTACCAAATGCTCGCACAGTGCCACAAGTTTTTCTCGATGGAGAACTGGTGGGCGGGTTCACTGAACTCAAAGCAAAATTAACAGAAAGCAAATAATGCAAGTAGGAAAAGTTTACACATTCAAATTGAATTCTGGCGAAGAAATGATTGCCAAAGTTATAGAACTAGATTCGGGCTATGCTATCTTGCAAGACCCTGTGAGTGTAGCACCTGGACCGCAGGGCATGGGCCTGGTCCCCAGCATGTTTACCGCAGACCCAGACTCAAACCCCCGACTAAATATGAGCTGTGTTGCCATTCATTCATTGACGGACGATAATGTGCGTATGAAATACATTGAAGCAACAACCGGTATCAAGGTACCAGAAAAGAAAATCTTGGTGGGATAAAATGCCAGCAGTACAACGAGTGGGCGATGCGAACGATGTGGGCGGAGTGGTCCAAGGCGGCATTGCCTCTGTGCGTGTGAACGGCAAGCCTATATCAGTACTGGGTGATTCGGTCACTCCTCACCCTCCTTGTGGGCAACGCAAAGCACCACCTATACATTGTACAGCTTCGGTGAGTGGAGGTTCGGGTTCAGTCCGAGCCGGCGGCATACCAGTAGATTATACAGGTGTAGCAGACACATGCGGTCATACTCGTGCAGGTGGCAGTGACAATGTCAGGGTTGCGGCCTGATGCCCAGCATCTTGAGTCCACTACAGTTGACTGTGGTTGCTGCCATGTTGCAAAACACTGGGCTGAAATCAATTCCTGCATCACTGACCACGGCTGTGGCCAACATAAATGCAACCACACTGTTTGTTAATTTCAGTGCGGCCTTGGCCTATTACAAAGCTCGACCGTTTGCAACAAGCACCACACTGGATCTGTTGTTGAGCATTGGATCCACAACATGTCCGGCGCTGGGAAACAGTATTCCGACCAGCCCAATTGGCACATACAGCAATTTGTTGGCAACATATCTGTACAGCAGCGCAAGTGACTCAAATCTAAGCCGCCTGGGATTTTCAACATTGATCACACAAACTGCATCGTCTTATCTTGGCGACGGAGATTACGGCAAGTTCTCACAAGGATTCATGGCAGTACAAAACTACATTGCCGGAACCAATAATCATATCAACAGTGCAGTCAATGCCAATCAATATCTTGGGCCAACGTTTACCAACATGAGTGATCTGGTCACAGCCGGTGTTGCCAGCATGAGCACCAACCTTGACAATTTTGGAATCGACCTGGCCAATCAAGGCAATTTGTGGAACATGGGCAAATTGGACCTGTACGGCACGCCGGCTGGGCTGTTGCAACAAATATCCAATCTTGCCGGTCTACGTGGCCAAGCCACTCCTGAGATACAAGCAGCCTTGCTCAGTGGGGGACTAACCACAACCGACATTGCCAATTTGATCAACGACAACCGAGCAGGTCTAAACAGACCCAATGGACTGTCAGACAATGAATTTGACCGTTTGCAACTGTTGGCATACAACGCCCTGGACTTTGTCAGCGGCGATGCCCTGCAACAGATACTGGATATATTGGGCGTTACCACTGCCAACATCGACCATCTCAGTGACCTGCTGAGTCCTGTAAAAACTTTTCCATTAAGTTACACATCCTTGCAAACACCCAGCCCCAATGGTCCCATACCTATTTTCAATTCCACTGGCGCAGTCAATTCCAATGTACAACCAGTGGTCAACTCGTACCTGCCAACAGCTTCAGGGTGTGACGAACTGGGCAAAGTTATCCCGCCAGCAGATGCTGTGGCCAACAAAGCAATTCAAGTTTCGTTTCAACAAATAAACAACATACCAAATACCACTTTACCTGCCTTGGCCAATGCTGTGGTCGGCAATGTCAGCACTCCATGGACAGTGACACAACCATATTTGGCCAATGCTGTGGTTGCTAATGGAGCACCTGTGCCCACTTACTATCGTGCTGTTCAAGATGTTCCTGCAGGCACAAATATCAACAACACCGCATATTGGACACCAACCACACTGGGCGGGCTCAGCACCATGACTGGGTTGCCGCTGATTCAAGCACAGACCACAGCAGTTGATTCCAGTGTGCCAACATACTTTTCCAACAGCATTGCCACTGGCACCGGCCCTGACGGAACAATTACCACATATGATGTTGTGGGCTTGGCCATAGACTACAATGACTTTGTCACAAGATTGAACACAGCCACCTCGGCAATCAACAGTCTACAAACTGCTGGAAGTTTGGCCACATTGAATGCTGCCTACGTGGCCATGTTATCTGCTGCCAGCGATGCGGCCATGCAAACTCAAATCACTGCGGCCAATGCAGCCATTTCTGCCCTGAGTGCCAGTCCATATGTGACCACTCTCAATACTGCCTGGACCTACATGGCCAACTTGATGGATCTATCGACCAAGTACACATCACAGACTGGAATTGATTATTTCAATCTGCAATCTGGAGACAAAACAAGTGTGTATGGATTTGTGCAAAACTTACCACAATACGGATTGCTCACTGCCAACAATGATGCCGCAGAGTTTTTGAACAACATTGCTGATACCACCATACTCGGGGGCCAGGCCATTGTGGGAGCCATGCGCGAAGGGCAAAATACATCTGTTCTTGCTCCTGCCAGATTGTACAATGCCGCCCAGATTCCTAGCAATCCAGCGATTGCACCAATTCCGGTTGTGGTCCCGGTCAACTGACACAAAACGGCTATTTTGACAGTGATTTTCAGTTGACTTAGTATAAACACGCATATATAATACTGATTGACTAACGTCATTCTAACTTTTAAAAGGAAAAATTTAATGAAGAAAATCTTCGCAATCTTGGCTTTGGCCATCACAGGTACTGCGTTTGCTGCTGACAGCTTGACCGTCGAAAGCCAGCACATTGACAACATTCGTGCTGCTTCTCAACAACAATATGTTTTGGCTGTCAAGAAAGAGTTCACCGGCTTTGCTGGTGACTTGTCAATTGCAAATGCACAAACAACAGGTACAAATGCATTGAGCACACGCCTGGAAGCAGGTGCCACAGTCAGTGGTCCATTTGGATCTTATGTTCGTGTTGCAGGTGGTGAGAAATACACCAACACAGCTAATTTTGCATACTACTCAATTGAGCCAGGTATCACAGCCGCAGTTCCAGGTGTGGCCGGCTTGAATGCCAAAGTGGGCTGGCGCTATCGCTCAGCTGTGGAAAGTGCAAACAACGATCAAACTCATACCATGCGTTATACTTTGAGCTATGCATTGACCAAAGTTGACAGCATTGGCGTGCGTTACGATCGCGTCAAAGGCGACAGCACTCAAAAGGTTGTGACTGCCGCGTACACACGCAGCTTCTAAAAGTAACACTTTTTTGTTACCCTGAAAAAGTAATACTTTGGTGCTACAAAACCCTGCTGTCAGCAGGGTTTTTTTATGACTTGACCGAATATTCCCGATTTGCTATAATATACACATAAACAGCAAACAGGAGCCCCAAATGAGTTATTACATCGTTGCCAAAGGTACAGGTCATATTGTCACTGACGGTCCCAACCGAACCCGTGCATACAAAACTTTTGGTGCCGCTCGTGCCACCCGCACTCGCCTGTGCAACAAAGCAGGTTGGAGTGTCAGCGACTTGAGTATCATCGCTACCAAACACTACCAACCCCAAACAAAAACGGTCAAAAACTTGATGACAGGCCAGCCTGTGGAAATTGATGTAAACACCCCACGTGCCTGTGACCCCAGCAGTGAACTGTACTGGTCAATGTAATACTCAAGTGTTACATTTAGAATGGTTGACCAAATAATCCCAATTTGCTATAATACACACATAGACACACAAAAGGAGCCCCAGATGGAACAACTCAGCACAATCCAGCAGATCAATTCTGCAATCATGTTTGGCAACCTCTCCAACGTAGAGCTTGAGAGTGTGATTTCAGCAGTGAAGTTTGCTCGGGCTAGCCTGGCCAAGCAGAACAAACGAGCACTTGCGCCCGGCGATACTGTGAAGTTCACCAGCAGTCGCAACGGCATGACCTATACCGGTACCGTGAACAAAATCAAGATCAAATATGTTCTGGTCAAGACCAATGCAGGCCTGTTCAATGTGCCTGCCAGTATGTTGGAGGCTGTATGATACCATTGTATGAAGTTTGGGTGGGTGTGGGTGAGCCCACTTTGTCACCAGGATTCAATGGCTGTAGCGTTTGGACTCCAGCATTGTACAACGACTACGAGCGAGTTCGACTGCCCGCGGCCTGGGCCAAAGACTATGCATTTGGTCTTGCAAAAAAGCTCAAGCGCCCGGTTGAAGTTCGCAATCGGTCACACAAAGTCAAAATCACATTTGGAGGTTAATATGGGACTGGACATGTACGCCTACGCGGCAAGCAAAGCGGGTCAGCAAAATGAGATCTATGAAGGTGCTGAGATTGACGAAACCACTCGTGAGTTTGCGAACAAAACAGTGACCAAGCCACGTGAGATTGCCTACTGGCGCACGCATCCTAATCTGCATGGCTGGATGGAACGACTGGCTGAAGAAAAAGGTCTTGAATACAATTCATTCAATGGCATTGAACTTGAGCTGACTTGGGAAGACCTTGACGAGCTTGAACGTGCAGTCACACATCGTCAGCTGCCAAGCACACAGGGTTTCTTCTTTGGCAACGGTGCAGATGATCACTACTACGATCATGATCTCAAATTCATCAAGGACGCCAAGGCAGAAGCGTTCCTGGGTGCAAAAATATTTTACAATTCATCATGGTAAAAAAAATCTATTACGAAAAAGTAGGACGCAAGTATGTGCCTGTGTCCGAATACGACAGTGAGTTCATTGACAGTTTTACCAAAGGCACTCACTTGATAGTGAGCTATCCTGGCGGCCAGACACGCAAGTACAACATTGACCCGAATTATGCGGCCATGATTGCGGCTGCTCGTGTGGCCGAAGATGCTATCTGTCGAGCAATCGGCAAGGCTGCAGAACTGCGGCCTCCAACGACACCAATCACTCCTGCCCAACGCCGGGCTTGGCAGGCATTGGCCAAATCCTTTGGCAGTGAACTATGCACTTTGCAAGGCCTGAGCATTCGTGATATTGCAGAAGCAGGGGTGCAGGCCATGCAGACCGAAGCTGAAAAATTAATGCAAAACGAAAGTGTGCGCCAGGCATATGAGCAGTTTCAATTGCTATGTAAGCTCACACAATCCAAACCCAACCAAAAGTAAATATATGAATGAAACAAACTTCTCAAACGAAAGGTTTGACGGCATAATGGCAGCAGGATGGATCCGTGATCTAGAAAGTTCGGACAGTCGCATCCACAAAGAGAAAACAATCGAAAAGGCATTGATGGCGGCCAAATTGGGCAGTGCCGATGCACAATGTTTCCTCTTCAATTGCTACCAGGCCTACAATCCTTTCTATACTTTTAACATCCGGCAAGTGCCTGAGACCACGGGCCTGACCGGACGTGCCAACCCTTGGACTAAATTTTGGGGCATACTGGAAGCTCTGCGCACACGATACATCACAGGCAATCGTGCCCGGGACACAATCGAAAGTCTCAGTCAAGAATTTGACAGTGATGAGTGGAACAATCTGGCCCGGCGTGTGATAATCAAGGACTTGCGATGCGGCATCAGTGAGAAAACACTCAACAAGGTCTTGGGCCGAACTGAGTATCGCATACCTGTGTTCGGCTGCCAGTTGGCACAGGATTCCGCGGACCAGCCCAAAAAACTGCAAGGTATCAAACGTCTAGAAGTCAAACTGGACGGTGTGCGTGTGTTGGCAGTGATTGACGGTGCCAATGTAACATTGTTCAGCCGCAATGGCAAAGAATTTGTGAACTTTCCGCAGATTGTAGAAGCCATCGAAGATGCTCGCAAACACTTCCGGCTTGGTGTTGGCAACGGCGGCCGCTTTGTGTTGGATGGTGAAATCGTGGGCGAAAGTTTCCAGAAACTTATGAAACAGGCGCATCGCAAAAGTGACGTGGAAACATCCAACATGGTATATCACATTTTCGATATGCTTCCATTAGATTCATTTCAAGAAGGGCATTGCAATTTTCAACAGTACAAACGTATCGAATGGCTCGAAAGAGCCAAATCAAGTGTTGCAGAAACAACAACCAGCCTGCGCTTCATGCCTGGCCTAGAAGTGGATTTGGACACAGCCGAAGGACATGATATTATGCAACGCTATGCTGAAGCATCAGTGGCCGAAGGCTTTGAAGGAATCATGATCAAAAGCATGGACGCACCCTATGAGTGCAAACGCTCGGACTCGTGGATGAAATGGAAACCCACAATCAGCGTTGACCTCAATATTGTGGGTTTTGAGCAAGGAACTGGTCGCAATGCAGACCGACTGGGTGCTATAATTTGTGAAGGAGTAGACAATGACCGTAGAATTCATGTTAATGTTGGCAGTGGCTTTAGTGATGCTGTTCGTGATGAGTATTGGACCCATAGGGATCAGTTACTTGGTCACTTGGTTGAAGTCCAAGCGGACGCAGTTACCCAAAACCAAGACGGGACCTACAGTCTCCGATTCCCCAGGTTCTTGAGATTCCGTGACTTTGAAGCAGGAGAAAAGGTATGAACCAATCCGACAACGATGGCCGTGTGACAGTTGAGCTTGATCTAGAAAATGATCTTTTGTTTGAGCTCATGCTAGAAGCACACCGCCAGGATACCACACTAAACAAATTGATCGAAAAAATATTGCGGGAGTTTGTTGAACAGCATCGAACAGTTATTAAAGGAGAAAATGATGTCGATAACAATTGAAAATTTAAAGAGCGCACTTGCAGGTGAGTCACAAGCTCACATCAAGTATCGCTACTTTGCAAAGATTGCTCGTGAAGAAGGTTTTGAAGATGTTGCCCAACACTTTGAGCACACAGCAGATCAGGAAATCAAACATGCATGGGGACATTTGGAACTGCTGATCGGCAAGCCATCAACCTGCAAGTGCCTGGAAATGGCAATCGAAGGCGAAACTTACGAGTACACAGAAATGTACCCCAAGTTCGAAGAAGATGCCGAACTGGAAGGCAAAGAAGATGCCATGCTCGAAGCACGACTGCAAACAGCCGAAAGCCGAGCTCATGCTGAGCAATTTGCGGCGGTGTTGGCCAAGGCAGAAAAACGTTTTGCGGCTTTGAAGAAAGTTGAACAACGTCATGCCGCGGCATATCAACAAGTATTGGATAAACTATAATGCTGGACTGTTTGATCATTGGCGATAGCATTGCTGTGGGCACACATCAGTTCAAACCTGAATGTGTGTCATATGCCCGTGGCGGGTGGAATACTTGGCAATGGAATCGAGAATACCTAAAAAATGATTTATCTGCTAAAACTGTAATTATTAGTCTAGGTACCAATGATCACAAAGGAGTTCGTACCCGGGCCGAACTTCAAAGAATTCGAGAAAAAGTTGGAACCGAATCTCGTGTTTTTTGGATATTACCAGCAATTAAACCAGAAATTCAAGCCATTGTTCAGACGATGGCAATCGAATACGGCGATACTGTATTGCCAATCACTCGACTGCAACCAGATGGTATACATCCAAGTTGGGCCGGCTACAAAGAGATTGCAGAAAAAACAAAGTAAAGGAAATTAAAATGAGCGAAGTACATGTATGTGTTGTCTGTGGACATGTCCACGATGAAGAAACAGAAGGCAAGTGGGAAAATTTGCCTGTAGACTTTACCTGCCCCGAATGCGGTGTGGGCAAAGACGAGTACGAAACACTCTAACAGGATAATCATGGCAACCATTGCAGAGCAAGAGAAACTTCTAGAAGTTCTCAAATTCACTCCTCGCACCTACAAGATCACCATGTGGGGCTATGGTGGCGAAAAGGTCATGGGCACAGTGGATCGAGAGATCTACGATTACTTCCGAGCTCGCAGACTGAACCTAAGTGACTATGCTTGGGATAGCGATTACGCTGATGATCATAAAATCCCCGAAGAAATGCAACCCTTCCCTGCAGGCGCTTGGTACGAGTGTGACAACATGGCTCATGCACATGGTGTAAATCGTAATGCTGGCACCTTGCAAATTGAAGATGAAAACGGTGACACTGTTTATCAACGTGAACTTGATGGCATTGTGGGCGGCGATGACGACGAACCTGAATGGGGCGGTGGTGAAGAAGCCTGGATCGATGAGAAGCCGGCTGGCACAGTGGTGTTCATTGGCGACAGCAATGAAAAAGGCACATTCTTTGAAGGCGAAATCGAGCTCAAAGCACCGTTTGACATCACCCGGCTCACACTGAGCTATGATGAGATTGACGGCGAAGAACTGGTCAACAGTGTTGAGTACGACGGCGAAGTCATTGAGAACTGGGGAGGCAATACCAACGGCAAGAGTTCAGACTTTGGTTTTTACATTGCTGGCTCTAATAAAAACACTGGCTCTTGGGAAAAATATTCAAGCATGGATGATATCAGCTATGAAATGACTCCATGGTTCCCTAAAAAGATCACGCCAGTGCGCAACGGAGTTTACATGGTACGGACTGCTGGCCGTAACAGTTACACATCTCAAGCCAAATGGACCGGCACACGTTGGATCAGTGCATGGCATGAAGACGAGTCTGCTACAGAAGAAATCAAGATTCGAGAATGGCAAGGTATTGCACACGACCCTGATGCAGACTGGGTCAGCATTGGTCCTGCCCCGGTACCTGACCAAGATTTGCTGGACGCTTTGGAAGAGCTCAAGGCTGAATTTGAAGCACTCAGCGTTGAAAGTCGTTGACAACCAGCACACCTGCTGTTATAATTGTTCTGCATGATCAAAGAGGTAGATGCAGTTTGATGGTGTAGAGGGAATATCCGGCCCGGAACGGACCCGATACAATGCCGTGGCATGCAAACGTTAGTCATCAAGGATGCAACAAGGGCCTCGAGAAATCAAAACCCGGGCTGGTACCCTGGGGGTATGCCAAGAGGAACAACCCAGAAAGGATATGTAAATGTCTGTCAACATTGAGACCTCTACGCAGAGTATGTCTAAGTCACTTGACTTGCTTAGAGAAACGCCTTTGGTCATGCACCGTGTTTGGTTTCAACTGACTTCAGTTGAAATCTGGTATGCCATAATGAAAGAAGCCCGTGCCATGTATGGCAAGAACTGGAAAGCCCAGCCCAAAATCAAGCGCAAGCTGGGAAAGTTAATTTGGCACCCAGGCGGCACAGTGTGTGTATGGTTCGACGTTCCGGACCCGGCATTTGGCACCTGGGTGGCTGTTAAACATGCTGTGATAGTCACTCAAGCTCCCGATAAATATAATCTATGATATTTGGTTTTAGCATTTTGGCCACTGCAATTTTGCTCAGTTGCGTGGCTACTTATTATTCTGTAGCAGGTCTCACAGCCATCTTCAGTGCAGCCACTATTCCTGTGATCATCATGGGCGGCTCGTTGGAACTGGGCAAGATAGTGGCCACTGTGTGGTTGCACAACAACTGGCGCCGTGCTGGACTGTTGTTCAAGGCTTACCTAGTACCTGCGGTGATGTTTTTGATGCTGTTGACCAGCATGGGTATCTTTGGATACCTGAGCAAAGCACACAGTGATCAAAGCCTGGTGTCAGGTGATAGCATGGCCAAGGTTGCCATCTATGATGAAAAGATCAAGATAGCAAAGGACAATATTGATGCGAACCGGAAGGCGCTCAAACAAATGGATGAGGCTGTGGACCAGGTTATGGGTCGAAGTTCGGATGAAAAAGGTGCCGACAAAGCAGTTGGAGTACGCCGCAGTCAACAAAAAGAACGGGTACGACTTCAATCCGAGATCGCGGCCGAACAGAAAACTATTACCTCCCTTAGCGAAGAATCTGCACCGCTTCGCGCCGAGTTCCGCAAGGTTGAGAGCGAAGTAGGTCCAATCAAATACATTGCGGCCTTGGTATATGGCGACAATCCTGATGCAAACATACTTGAAAAAGCAGTGCGTCTTGTGATCATCATGATTGTGTTGGTGTTTGATCCCTTGGCACTTACTTTGATCTTGGCTGCCAACAAACAGTTTGAGTGGGCACGACAAGGCACAGGTGGATTTGTACACGATGAACCCAAGTATGAATCTGATGATGGCCCCGTAGATCCCAAAGTACTAGAACAGCTACGGGCCAGAGCAAAAGAAGACTTGCCTACTGGCGAAATAATCTCCAAGTCCGAACTGTTCTCTGACGATGCTATACCCTGTTACAAGTGCGGCACCACACTGGTAAACGCTCCGGGCATTGGCTTGTTCTGCCCCAACCAAGAGTGCGATGTGCTAGACAATATAAACGGAGCCGAGCCGATTGAATTAACAATAAACTGGCCTGTTCCCACTGCTGATGATATACTTGCAAAAGGTGTCACCAGTTCAGACCCTGCTGACAACATTCCCTTGGCTGTGGAACAAGACGAGTCCGATGAAGACAATCCCACACTCAAAGCAGCCATCAAACAGTGGAAAGAAGAAAATCCTGGCGATACCATAAAGAATCAACGCTATCGACTCATGCGTGGAGAAATAACAGAACTGCCCTGGATGAAATTGATGGCCGACAATGCAACAAACACAGGAACACATAGAGGATTTGGCACCGAGTTTCCGATAGACGCTGTGCGTGGGGACACGTTTGTTCGCATAGACATCATACCCAACTGTTTGTATAAATTCAACGGCGACGCTTGGATTCAAGTTGACAAAAATCTCAGCGACAGTTACACTTACGACTCAGCTTATATCGATCACCTGATCAACAAAATAAGCACAGGTGAATATGACATAGACTTGTTGAGTGACAGCGAGCGCCAGCAAGTGGAACAACACCTACAACATAAAGACAGCCAATGAAATCTAACGAAGCCCTTGACAATTGCAGTTTTTGCGGCAAACACAAAGATGCAGTGACCAAACTCATAGTTGGCGAATCAGTAGCTATATGCAACGAATGTGTGGAACTTTGCGATACTCTGCTACGAGACGAAGTAGAAGTCAGCACATCAACAGACTTTGTGCTTGATCCAGAGTTGATCAAAGAACACTTGGACCGGTATGTTGTGGGGCAAGAGCAAGCCAAACAGGTGCTGAGTGTGGCTGTGGTAAATCACTACAAGCGCATTTCAAATCCTGATCCCACGGTAGAGATTGAAAAATGCAACATACTCATGCTTGGTCCCACTGGCTCAGGCAAGACATTGTTGGCCAAGACTGTGGCCCGGTATCTGGATGTGCCGTTTGTGATAGCGGACGCTACCAGTTTGACCGAAGCAGGGTACGTGGGCGATGATGTAGAAAGTTTAATATCCAGACTGTATGCCGAATCCGGCGGGGACGTTGCCAAAACACAGCGTGGTATTGTGTTTATCGACGAAATCGACAAGATCAGCCGGCGTAGCGAAAGTGCCAGCATCACCAGAGATGTGTCCGGCGAGGGCGTTCAACAGGCCATGCTCAAGTTGGTAGAAGGTACCAAATGCAGAGTCACTCCCACAGGCGGCCGCAAACACCCCAGCGGTGACATGATTGAAATTGACACTACCAACATACTGTTTATTGCAGGCGGTGCATTTGTGGGCCTGGAAAATTTGGTCAAAAATCGAGTGCGCGGAACCAGCATAGGATTTGGTGCTCGAGTCAGCGCTGACACTACCACCCACTTGGACCAGACCACGCCTGAAGATCTGATCAAATTTGGAATGATTCCAGAATTTGTGGGACGTTTTCCAAGCTGGGTAGCACTGCAAGAACTTACCAAAATAGATCTTATTCGCATTTTGCTTGACGTCAAGCACAGTTACATCACACAATATTCCTGGCTGTTTGAAAAAGACAAGGTTGAGCTTGAATTCAGTGCCGAAGCCTTGGAAATGATTGCTGATCGCACTATATTGAACAAAACTGGAGCTCGCGGATTGCACAGCGAACTTGAACGGGTGTTGTTGCCACACATGTTCTATTTGGCTCGCT